CTTGGTCAGGTGAAGGTGCCTGCAGGGAGCCGCATCGTTAGCCAAGAGCTTCCTGAGAAGTGGGAAGCCAATGGCAAGAATGCTGACCCTGGTAAGCGCCAATGGCACGCCTATACCAATGGCCGCAATGCCTTTTGTTAAGAAATGTGACAGGGGCCAGAAATGGCCCCTTCATAGCTTATTGTTATTTCAACGAGCCGAGAGGCTCTCCTTCTTTCCAGCCATGACCTCTTCCTTCTTCAAAGACCAGCTCCTTTCCATCGTTGCCGCCTTCATCGTTGAGGGTGAGCCTGGTGATGAGCTTCTGCTCCCTTCTATGGCCGCTCTCCGTAAGCGGGCTGATGGTCGCCTCATGATGGGCCGCAACGGCACCTTCTGGACTTGCTTCAACGAAACCAGCGACGACATCGTCGCCAAGATCGAACGCTGGAACCGCGAGCTTCTGGGGGCTTGAGCCCCCTTCTTTCCCCATTGCTTCCAAAACCATGCAAGACACCATCAACATCATTGCCATTTCAGCCAAAGGCAAAAGCCGCATTGGCACCAAGCTTGTCACTGCCATTGTTGAACAAAATCACCACGACAAGATGTTCGTAGTGTTTAATCCTTCTCAATGCCGATGGATAAAGAAAGAAAATGATCCTGATTTTCGCATGATTGGAGACGATTGATGGCTTACGAAATCACTCTCATTGACAAATACGGCGCTTCTGTGCAATCATGATCACCATTCGCACCTACAAAGACAACGGCCCCTATTTTGATGCTACAAAGGGCTGCTATCAAGCTTCTTGCCTTAAAGACGTGCTGTTTCATACGCGCCTGGCTATGGAAGACAGAGAAGATGTGATTGGTTTGTTTGATGCTGATGGTGCCTGTAAAGGCATTTGGCAATTAATAATTGAAGGGCATGTAGATAGTGCTGGCGATTCTATTGTTGATCATGAAGCCTACGAGCGCCTAAAGCCCTCCACCAAGAGTCAATGGACTTGGCAGTATCTCCTTAATCAGCTTCAACCATGATTCTCATTGATTTTTTTGGCGAAGCCTGCTGCAAAGGCACTGAACTTCTGGAAGGCTGGTATTGGTATGAAGATGATGGGGAGAATGTGGGAGGGCCTTTTGAAGATGAAGAAGATGCTATTCTTGCTGCTGAATTGGGAATCACTTGGGCCGACTATGAACATTAGCTGTTAGTATGGCAAAACGACGCAGGATGCCAGTCCCACGTCGTTTCTAACCACTACCAAGAGGAGTTTGGCCATGGCTGAAAGCAATCATAACAGCGTACCTGAGGGGTTTAGAGAAATCCCTGGCTACGACGGACGCTATTTCATCAATCAACAAGGTGGTGTCTGGAGCGCCTATAAGAAAGGCTTGATGAGCCCACAAACCGATGCAACTCACCCTTATCCATGGGTGCTACTGAGGGAAAATGGCAGATCACAGCCTCGTACTGTTTACTATTTGATGAGACTTACATGGATGCCAGTGGCGCCTGGGAAAGTTGGAACACGGCGTGGAGAATGGTGCGTAAATCATAAAGACGGAAATAAGTTGAATAGCAATATTGACAACTTGGAATGGACAACAACTGAAAATAATGCAAAGCATGCGTGGGAGAATGGAATGCAGGCATTTGGCGAAGCAAAGAAAAATGCTGCGTTTGATTCCAAACAAGTGACAACAATTCGTCTAAGAGTTAAATACGGAGAAAGTGCTTATGCAATTTCAAAAGAATTTAATGTTGCTTATGGCACAATAAAAAAGATTTGCAAATTTGAAAGATGGAAACATCAGGATCAAAATTTACGAGGCAAGATCCGGCCAGCATCCTAAAAGACCCGGCTAGCTTGGTATTAAGACCCGGCTGAAGTTCTAAAAGATCCGGCTGGCTCGGTATTAAGACCCGGCTAGGGTCCTAAAAGACCCGGCTAGCTTGGTATCTTGAGAATGATTCTCATTATTATTGCTATTGCGACTCATTCTCAATTGTTACATTTCTTAACATTTCGTAACATTTCTTAACAATAGTACAAATGTACTATTGTTACATTTCGTAACATTTCGTAACATTTTGTAACATTTTGTAACATTAGCATTTCTTATGATTCCGGGCCAAACCATCAGCATCCCTTGTATGATCAGCGATCCTGATGATTCCCGCGATTCCTATTAGCATTCCTTATAGGTTAAGCGATGGTAATGATTCCCGCCTGACGGATTGGCATTCTTTATATGATCAGGGATTTTGATCCTACGGATTGTCCACCGGAAAACTGGGGAATCTATGGGCGGCGGATTGTTTCGTTTTGTGACAATTGGCCTAATCTCACCTGTCCTATGGTATATGCCGCAAATGTTGCCAAATGTTGCGGCGATGTTTGATAGGATGACCGCCGAAATGGTACGCGCGCGCATTCTTTAGTCCTTGGAAACTGTGTGCAGTGTTGCGCGGCCCGGTATCACAAATCAACGCCCTGGGATAGTGGACAGTTTGACAAACTGACCACTAGGCAGCGGCGTTGAAATTTGCAAGAATGCACCCATCGGAGTGATCCGATCAATCTCGCGAACTTTCAAAATGCAGAATTCAAAATTTGCTAATTTTCTGGCAAGTTGCACTCTTGTAAGTGATCACAATTGTGATGAAGTTTTTTATGTTTACGCTGACGCGATTCAGCGTCAAAATTACAAAATGCCCCAAACGTTAGATGATGCCTACGGGGACGGCTTCCTGGTAATTGAGACAGCATCCCCTGGAATGTATTGTTTGACCATTGGTAATACCATTCACGAGAACTCCCAAATTTGGGAATTGGAGCAAATTTTGTTTAATTGGTCGTTGTCTGAAGGTTACATTTGGTCTTGATTTTTCACTCTTCATTCTTCATTCTCACGAAATCATGCAAACCATTGCTCGCAATATTCGCGCCAAAATGCCCACCGATTTGGCGGCAATTGCCAAACAGTACAAAATCTCATATCGCGATTTGCTCTCAACGAATCCCAAGACTGAGAAAAGCAAAATCCAAACCTATATTTTGCACTTGGCGCCGCATAATATTTCAGGCGTGAATGTTTGCCCTGGTGCTGGTAATTGCGCCAAAATCTGCCTACATTTTGCGGGCAATCTTGTCTACATGAACAACAAACAAGCGGCGAGAATCCGCCGGACCCTGGCCTATGTATCAGATCCCAAACGGTTCGCTAGGTTGATTGTTTGCTCCATTCTTGACAAAATCAACAAGAACCGGGGCGAAACAATTGCGCTACGTTTAAACGGAACAAGTGACATTGCGTGGGAAAATATAGACTTTCATATTACGCCAGCATTTGCTACATTTTGCCGCGTTAAATTTGGCCACGATTTGCCAATTGGCCAGCGTAACATTTTCGAGATTTTTAACTACATTTCAGCCAATGGCGGTCCGTTGGTTGTGTTTTATGACTACACGAAGATTCGCCGCAATTGGGCAGAATGTCAGCGTTTAGGCTATCACTTGACCTTTAGTTTTGACGGCCACAACAACAAACAAAACGCAAAGATTGCCGCTTCTGCCATCATGGCCGGCGTGAATGTTGCCGCAGCGTTTAACCTTAAGCGTGGCCAAAATCTCCCCAATTTTGTGCACTATCAAGGTCGCAAATTTGCAGTCATTGATGGCGATCTGTCAGACTATAGGCCTGGTGATCATCAAGGCTACAGAATCATCGGGCTCCGCTTTAAACTGCCGCACGGTCTCAAATACACTGAAGCCCAGAAGTCCGCGTTTTGCATCGCCTGATCATGGAGACATTCTCCGGCCTTACTCTTAATGACGCCCAAGATTATTTGGGCAGAATATTAAACGCCAAGGAAACACAAAACAACCTTCTAGATTTATGGTATGAAATAGAAGCCTTGAAGGACTACATTCAAGCCTTAGAAAATGCAGAAAATCTAGACTAGGTTGCGAGACAATCAGGGCCAGCGTTACAGTCTGGCCCTTACAATCAGGCTAGGAAAGAGACAATTGGCCTATTGAGAGCGATTCTCAACAAGCTCCAACGTTACAAACTATGAAACAGTAGCAACCGACACAGACATGGAGCAGTAGCGCGTGATACTAAATCGCGAAAGCGCGGGGATACCCCTTCCAAATGCGACGTAATTTTTCATCGAGTTTTCATTTTTATTTGCATTGTCAATAATCGCCATTTATTCGCAATACAAACATTTACGAGCAATTTAGTACGATGTTCGTAAGTTTACGAACGTGCTCGTAAAGTCAATGGCGACTGACCGAACGATTGCACAATTACGAACT